ACATCATTGACACACATAGCAACAAGGTCTATACCTATACCATGCATAGCAGACTTATCAGGACCACAACATTCCAAATCAGCAATATTCAATTTAGTTCCTACACCATCAGCACCAGATACCAATATAGGTTTCTCATATCCTGATGGTACACTAAACATCCCACCAAATCCACCAATGCTAGGTGCTTTCTCTTTTAATCTTTCAACAAAAGCATTACCTGCTTCTATATCAACACCAGCATCTTTATAATTCATTTTTCATCCATGTACTAATTACTGCATCATATTCTGCAGTATGTTGAAATGCTTCTAATGCAAGTCTAGATCTCATTTCTTTTACTTTCCCATGATCCAATGCAGCTACAAAATCGCCATACTGTTTTGGATTAGTTAGTATAGAAACATGAGCACAGTTCTTTGCTGCTGACCTTACCATAGTAGGACCACCAATATCAATATTCTCTATTGCTTCTGCCCAAGTTACATCAGGTTTAGCAACAGTTGCTTGAAATGGATAAAGATTTACAACAACAACATCAATAAGTTCAATATCAAATACCTCACGTTCTGCATCATGAATTTCATCATTACGTTTAGCAAGAATACCACCATGAACTTTAGGATGCAAAGTCTTTACTCTTCCACCAAGTATCTCAGGTGATCCAGTGTAATCCGATACTTTAGTTACTGGTATATCTGCTTCACTAATAACTCTAGCAGTACCACCACTAGAAATAAGATTGTATCCAAATCCAACTAGAGATTGTGCTAAATCAACAATACCTTCTTTGTCGGATACACTCAGTAATGCGTAACTCATAATTCTCCTAATGCAAAAAGTGTCGTTTTCCTGTGCATATCATAGTTATACCCAGTTCATTACAAGCATCAATAGATTCTTGGTCTTTGATACTTCCACCTGGTTGAATGATTGCTTTAATTCCATGATCATTTGCTAGTCTTACCGTATCACCAAATGGGAAGAATCCATCACTTGCTAATGCGGCACCAACACATTTGTCACCAGCAGCAGTTAATGCAATATTTGCAGAACCTACACGATTCATTTGTCCTGCACCAACACCAAGTGTTTGTCCATGACGTGCAACTAGAATAGCATTGGACCTTACATGTCTTACTACTTTCCAAGCAAAGGTAAGATCAATCATTTCTTGAGTTGTAGGAACACGTTCTGTAACAACTTTCCAATCATCAAGATTAACTGGTTGATCATCCTTTTCCTGTACTAATACTCCACCCAAAATACTCCTAACATTATAAGGAGATACATCCATATTATCCACATCCAATTGAAGTAGTCTTAAATTCTTCTTACCAGAAAGAATCTTTAATGCATGTCCAGTAAATTTAGGTGCAACTACACATTCATAAAAACTTTTATATATCTCTACAGCACATAAATCATCCACTTCTCTATTAAGAGCAATAATTCCACCAAAACAACTTACTCTATCCGCATCCAATGATCTAATAAGAGCATCATAGATAGTCTCTCCTATAGCAACTCCACATGGATTAGTATGCTTAATTACAACAGAAGCAGGTTCACCCTTAAATTCCTGAACTGTAGATATTGCTGCTTCTAAATCTATAAGATTATTGTAACTTAATTCTTTACCTTGTAACTGATTGGACTTTGATATGCCCTCACCTTCAAAGATACACCATGTTGCATTCTGATGAGGGTTCTCACCATACCGTAGGGACTGTTTAAACTGCAGTCCCGTTAACAGTTTCGAAGTATTAAGTTTCAAATCAACCTCCATCAATCTGACATCCTAACATTGACCCAAAGATTGCACCAGAAGGTATTGCCCACCATCTATCTTTACCTCGTGAACCAAATCCAGCAAGTCCACCACCTAATAAAGCACCAGCAACTGAACCATCTGAGCAATCATTAGTATCATACTCTTCATATGTTCTAGTTCTAGTTGTATTATCATGGGTTCTTTCTCTATTATATCTCTTACATGGATACTCAATCGTATCCTTCCACGATTTTATATACCCAGGATCACTCTCAGTACCAGGAATATACTCTTCTCTATACTCTGAGCGATAGCAAGTATTTTGTTCAGAGTATCCATATTGAGAACCTGCTACTGCTGGAGTGCAAGCACTTAGAGCAATAAGGGAAGCAAGTAGAACTTTCATTTTTTCCTTTTTCTATACTATTAGTATATATCGGTAAGAAGTCAAAGTCAATACCCAGTAGACACTTTATAAATCGCCCTCTACACGGTTCTCTGATTTATGAACATCAAACTCACCACCAGGGTATCTTGCCTTTAATTTATCTACATTCATTTCAATTATTTCATCAAATGTTGTATCAAGTGCCATACATGCTTGTGCAAGATACCAACAGATATCACCCAACTCTCTCTTCATATGAAAAATATTATCTTCATTATAGGGTTTACCTTGAAGGAGAATCTTCTTTACTACTTCAGTAAACTCACCTGCTTCAGCAGTCAGTCCCAGAGCAGCAGTTAATAAACGTGGAACATCAGCATCATTTTGAACATCAAGTTCTGTTATACGTTGAAGTAATGCTGCTAGATCAGTACTAGGAAGACTTGTAACTTCAGCAACAAAATCAAGATATTTTTCAGTGTCTACAGTCATTAGAATTTAAATCCGTCGAAAGACTTTTTAGGTTTCTCTTCTTTATTATACTCTTCACTTTGTCCATTGTCAACAATATCTTCTTGAGCACTCTGCTCACAATCATAAAGTCTCATCTTTGCCCTATCAATACCAACAACAAATCTCTTATTCATTGTAGGATCATTATACCTATTCTTTAACTGCTTCACAAGAATCTGATTCAACCCTTCCAAGTCTTCTGTAGAAATAAGGGCAAACATAAGATCAGCAGTAGCAGGCAATCCAAAGGATTCAGAGGTGTCAGTAAGCTCAACGTCAGAACTACCAAACCCGCTACGAGTAGTTTGAGTGGCAGATACAATCGGAAGGTTCGCCTCAACTGCGAGACCCCGTAATTCCTCTGCGATTGCTTTGATGTATGAATAGGAGTTGACTGTTGAGTTTCCTCTGTATCTCGATGAGGCACAAATATTAAGATAATCTATGAATATTATATCAGGTCTAAATGATTTTTTCAAGGCCAGTTCCTGGAGTAATGCTTTAAAGTGTCCACTATGTGCAGATGCAGTAGGGTACTCTTTAATAATTAATGTTCCTTGTGTCTTCTTTGCAAGATTAGTTACCTTCGTATCAAACATTGATTTAGGAAGATCTGTAATATCCTGAATATTAATGTTTAAAAGATTAGCATCAATACGCTCCGCAATCTTCTCTTCAGCCATTTCCAAAGTAATATACAAGACGTTCTTACCAGCGAGTAAGGCACTACTAGCAACGTGACACATAAAAAGAGACTTGCCCACCCCAGTACCAGCGAGAGCGATATTAAGAGTTTTATTAGGAAGACCGCCCTTTGTGATCTTGTTAAAGAATTCCAAATCGAAAGGAATTCTATCTTCACGTCTGTGGTAGGAATCGTATCTTTCTTCATAGTCTACAAGATAATCATGCCCAATATGAGTATCAAAAGAAACTGCAAGTGCCTCTGATAATATTGTTGGAATCGCATCTCTTCCTTTAGCATCATCCTTACCATCAGCAAGTTGAATAGATTCCATTAATGCTAGGTATATAGCACGGTCTCGACACCATTTCTCTGTAGTGTTAACCAACCATTCCAATTCTGTAGGAACATCTTCAAGAGATCCAATCAATGTAGTAATCTCTTTAAAAGATGAATCATTAATATCTTGACGTTTCTCTGCTTCAATACAAAGAACCTCTTTCGTTGCAGGTTGATTGTACTCTTGCACAAAACTCATTATCTCTTCAAATACAATCTTCTGATTGGTATCTTCAAAATAATCTGCTTTAATGAAAGGAATAACCTTACGGACATACTCCTCATTATATAAAAGGTTTCTAAGGATTAAAAACTCAACTGTGTCCATCAATCTATAGTGTGGTGTGGGTTATTGGGAGAGTGCTTGATATCAAAAACAAAAGAGATCCGTTCTACATCGCCAAGATTAACTGTTCCATGTGGAATCTTATTATTAAACCAAAGAAGTGTTCCTGGTTTAACTATTACATTTTCGTCCCCGACAAAGTATTGATACCGACCTTGTATTGATAAGTGATATCTATCTCTCGTAAGATAGTATGTCCCCTCATCTATATGTGCTCCAACAGTTCCATCAACAGGAAGAGCAAGAAATCCACATCTATGAAGTTGTTTTCCTTTTAACTCCTTATTAAGAATCTTACGAACCTCAGTGTGCCTATCATATGCAGGAGTTGGTATATTAAAATCAGAATCCCCTACAAAGTCATCTTTATTCTCTACAACCCCCATTATAAGTTGGAGGTTATTAACAGGAACATCATCATACCCACGATCAAGTAAAGAATAATGATGTTCAACCTCTCTCTGATTACCCCAATCTTCAGAATACTCTTCAAGTTGTTTTAAAACTTTCTTTACATATATTCCAGTCTTTATGACTTTAATATTTTTCATGATCCATAACTAAACTCTTTCTGTGCGGTTTCATCAAGAGCCTGCATTATCTCTGGAGTAAAGTATTCTTCCGGTTTAGCAAGAATTTGTTTAGCATACACTTTCTTCCCTTTCATCTCATAACGTCCTGCAACATTCTTCCAAAGTCCACCAAGTTCGCCCAACTCCAATAGACCATAGTAACGATCAAGACCACGTTCATCATAATAGAGACGGATCTCAACAGTTTTATTCTCCTTACTTAAACGTGATTTATGTGTCGTTGCTTTGATAATGTTTCCGATGACTTCCTTTCCATCCTTCTCCTTTTTCTTTCCGAGATAAATGATTGTACTTGCTGCGTACTTGAGGCCAGAACCTCCTCCCATTTCTTTTGTAGGGACATAAGAACCAATGACATCGTAAGTGTGGTTTGTAACTATAAGTGGAATTTTTGCTTGACCAAGTTTCAAAGTAAGCATTCGGAATGCTCCTTTAACAAGTTGAGATTTGGTCATATCTCTAACCTGCTTATCATCTAGTGCATCCCTAATCTCCTTCTCAGTAGAAAGCATTCCTAAGGAGTCTAACACAAACATACAAGGTTTGCGATCTTGTATGTCAGTCTTTAAATATATATCAACTGCCTTAAGTGCCTTAGTCCTAAACTCTTCAATTGTTACCACATTAATAACAACCAGTCGTTTCATATCAATGCCACGACTCTCTAAAAGTGGTTTAGTGATACTACTCTCAGTATCAAAATAGAGAGCATAAGCGGAGGGGTTAGTATCAAGAAAGTTCTTAACAACAGCGAGAGAGAAAAAAGTTTTTCCTGTACTAGATTCTCCAGCAATAGCAGTAATTTTATTGCCAGATACCCCCCCAAAAATACTACCTGAAACAAGTCCGTTAAAAACCAACGAACCCGTATCAATAAATTGTTCGTCTTCCGATATGTCGGATGCGAGGGTGGTGAAGTCATCTCCTATCTCTTTTACAATGTCCTTTAAAAAATCCATCTCAAATACCTAATAATTTACGTTGCCTCTCGAAGTAACCATGAAGAATCCATGAACTACTGTTCATCTTATCATCTCCACCAACACCCCAGACAAAGTTAACACGAGGATCATCACCATACTCATCATACTCTGGTGTATTAAGTTTACCACGATCTCCGCCATTTGCAAAGACCACATTCTGTGCAATACCTAAACACTTCTCAATAGCACCACAAGCAGAACCTAATTCATCATCTTCCCATGATATAACAGCATCTACCATATCAAGATGCCTAATAATTTCAGCACGTTCTTTCCATGATAAAAAGTACTGACCTTTCTTCGCAGTTAACCACTCCTCTGTATTGATTCCAACTACAAGATAATTAGAAAGGTCTTTTGCTCTCTCAAAATATTTTATATGTCCACTGTGAATTGGATCAAATCCACCAGTAACAAGGCTCACTTTTTCAAAAAACATCAAATAACCATCCCGTGTTGTTCACGTAAAATCTTCTTATATGGTCCATCTGGATTTGCGTCCCTTACTTCTTTAACCTGCTTTAATAAAAAATAAAGTCTAGAGTCACCTCCAAGAGAAAGTGCATTAACTATTGTGGTTAAATCTTTATCATTGATGGGTAAGTCCATTAGGCAAAAAAGGATTCTAAGTTTACAGTTTTTTCCACGTTCCAGCCAATCGCATCTAAGATTGCTTTAAGTGGTTCCAGAAAGGCTTTTTCAAATTGTAAGTCATAATCAATATACTTGTCAAGACCAATTTCGTGTGGAAAATCCTGAATAAACGAAATGATATTCTCATGAATAATATTGGGTTTTTTCAAATAGCAAAACTTAATCTTTTCACCATTCTGAATAAGTGAGTACTTATTATCCAACTTATGTTTTTTAACATAATAGTTGTATAACAATGCACCCCGTATATGTATAGGAGTTCCCTTTGAATATATTGTAGAGTGTGCTTGATACTTAACAACATCAGATGCTGATCGTGGAAATGATATCTCCTCTGGTGGAAGTTGTTTAAATTTGTTCCGTGCATCCTCAATAAATTCTATAACATCATCTTCAGTAGCATTCATCATAAGTTTAAGAGCATCCTTAATCATTGCTCTACAAGGTGCAGGTGTTGAAGACTTAACTGCTTCAATACCCATCATCTTTAACTTAGGTTCTTCATACCTAACTCCTTCACTATCCCATACGTTTAAAATATATCTTTTCTTCGCAGTCCATATACCTCTATCGGCAATGTTCTCACGCTTCATTTGCATTTTTTGGTCATAGGCGTTGACGTACCCGGCCAGTTCTTCATAAGCACCATCAATATACGGCTCAAGTTCCACCTCACAGATCTTATCAAGGAACCGAACAATGCCCTCATTAGTTTTCTCTCTCCCCTCGTATACACGTTCAACCAAAGGACCCATATTAAGATAAATGGAATCAGTATCTGAAGCAATAACATAATCAACCTCCTCAGTTTTTAAAATCTTATTAATATATACATTCATTCTATTCTCAATCCATCGAATAGAAACCTGTCCAGATAAGGTAATTGCTTCTGCGTTTGCTAGTTTATAGTACCGGAAATACTGATTGCCGATAGCACCATAAGCACTATTAAGAGATATCTTTTTCGCCATTTGGATGTTGTTACATCTAGAAATTTCTTTCTCCAATGTCTTAGTGGGGGTCTTTTCATAAGCCTTCTTTGCCTCAATCATTTTCCTTTTAAAGACCACACGGTCTCCATACATCTTATCCATTAACTCTGGTAGGAATCCTCTTATATCCTTCCTATACTGAGCACCATTAGCACACGTAGCATACTCACCTTCAATATTAACAGTCTTATTTAAGATCCCCTCAACACTTGCGCTGGGATGTCTAGTCTCCCTGAGGGTTTCTGGACTGATATTATATTGCATAATAAGATGAGGGTACAAGCTATTGAGGTCAAAATTAACAACCCAATCATACTTTCCTGGTTTCGGTTCTTTAACATATGCTCCAGCGTACTTTTCGTTTTTTTGTGATCTATTCTTAGGAGGAATAACAATATTCCTCTTCTTTAAATAATTATAAATTATCGTATCCCACATCCGAACCTGATAGAATACGTCATTGTAATTAACCTTAGCATCATACGCCATAGTTAATGCAAGTTCAATCAGTTTCATCTTGTCTTCCAGACGGTCAACAAGTTCCACGTCAATTATATTATACTCAATAAACTTCTGCCAACCCTTTGTATAGAAATCCTTAAACGTATCAAACTCACTATGGTCTAACTTCTTCTGTCCCAACTCAACACTAGCAATATAATCCAACCTATAAGACTCTTGTGCTTTATAAGTAAACTTCTTATAAAGATCAATATAATCAAGTTGAGTTACCCCACCAACATCAAATACAGTATTAGGTCTTCCATTAATATAAATCTCACTCTGACTTACAAGTCCCCAAGGAGAAAGTCTTTTCATCAACTTCTCACCAAGTATACGTTCAATACGCTTTGCAATATATGGAATATCATATAACTGAATGTTCCACCCAGTAATCACATCAGGAACATCTTTCATCCAATAGTTAATGAATGAACCCAAAAGTTCATGCTCTGTAGGACAATGCCTATATGTTACATCCTTCCTATTATTCGCAAAGGGTTTACTGCCCCAAGTAACGATCTGCTTTGTCGTATAGTCCTGGATACTAATAGCGAGGATCTCTTCACTACACGATTCAACGTCTGGAAATCCTTCCTCAGACGCCACCTCAATATCAAGAGTAACCAGTTTAATCTTGCTGATGTCAAACTTGATCTCATCCTCAGGGTATTTCTCTGATATGTATTGGTAAATATACCTATCGTTCCCGTATATCTCAAATCCCTCAACACCTTCATATTTTTTATAGAACTCACGACAATCTCTGACCGTTCCTGGATTAATAGTTTCAACCTTTTCCCCACTCAACGTCTTATATTTAGTCTTCTTCTTAGACTTAACAAATAATGTAGGGAAAAATTCATCCCTATGTTCATATCTCTTTCCACCATCAACCCCACGAACCAGGAACTGATTCCCGATCAATTGAACATTAGTGTAGAACTTCATTTAATAAGTTTTTCGTATTTCTCAAGTAGAGTGGGTTTTGGATCAACAAGTGTTAATATCTTATCCGATGATACCATAAATTCATTTTGACTAGTACAATTTACCAACCAAGGAGACAAAGTATCTTGCTCTCCAAGAAGAAATGGTTCTGTTAATTTGCAATCAGGTTCTCCTGGAACTGCTGCACCAACCTCTTCAATCTGTGAGACCAACATCTCGCGGGTCGTCAAGATGAGTAACTTGATCATAGGTTTTTCCATCTTTAGGTTCCTTTTTTAATACATCCTTTTCGTACATATCTAAAACTTTCTCTACTGGAGTAACCATAGTAACAACCCAATCTGTACTAAGTGGAATTGTTCTATCTCTTGCTAAAGGAACCCAGGGCATCATTGTAATAGAAAGTTCTGTTTCATTATCAGTTTCTGGGTCATACTCCTCTGGAGTAGGTACAGATACTGTTTTGAGTTTTACTGCAACTGGTTTTGTAAGAAAATAACCAATGACTTGCTGCTTGTCATTAACCATCTCTTGCACATCAGCAATTAGATCTTCTCCAGATTTTAAAACTAAGACTTTAATCGCCATAATCTTTACATACCTTCTTTAATTATACCATTAAAAAGAGGGTGTGTAAAGCACCCTCTTGAAATACATTTCAACACTTGGTTAGAGCCAGTCCTTACGAGCATGATGCTCTGGGACAATCTTTCCTACAGTAACATTTAGTAGTCCATCTTCAAAATCAGCTGACCTGACTTCTGTATCATCAGAAATAGTCCAAGACCTTGTAAAGGATCTCTTAGCAAGTCCTCTATGAATAAACTCATTCTTGTCTTCCTTCTCCTCTACCTGTGCTTCAACTACCAGTTTACCATACTCTGTATAAACTTTAACTTCTTTCTTCTTAAATCCAGCAAGAGCAACCTCAAGTCTAGACTCTACATTGCTTACATGAACAATATTGTAAGGGGGGTAATTCTGTTGTGATGTTTCATTCCAAAAACGATTTAGATATTCATCCATACCAAGACTATTTCTCTGAATCTTTTCAAACAATTCAGGTAAATTGGCAGCATGATACCTTGCTAGGTTAGTCATCTTCTTAGCTCCTTGTTAAGCGAGTTTGTGTTTTGTGAACCCTTTCGGCGTTCATACCTATTTATAGCACAGACCCTCTAAAACATCAGTCGTAGATACCCAATAATTGAGTTCGGGTATCTTCCCAATCTTTAACATGATGTGGATAACCGCCCATCTCTTTTACTGCTTCCGCTAAAGAATAATCATTTCCACCCTTCTCCATTCTATCGCCAAAGAAATGTAACTCATCATCTTTAGAGAAATCTCTTAATATTTGACTCT